GAAGATAATCCTATCATTTTATTATTAGGGAAAACAGTCCTATCTTCTTCTTTCATTTTGTTTAATTTAATAAGCATATCTTCGGCATTTCTTATCTTTTGTCTTTCTGTAGGATTTTGCACAACACCCAAAAATGGGAGAATAACTTCATTAAGAATTTTTTCAGGCATCAATAATAACTCATCAATAATCATTCTATGGAAACGAAAACCACGAAGCTTTTCGCCATCCCCTAGCGGCAAAGCCGTAATTGAGCTTTTGCCAATTTGCATAACCCATTCATCATTACTTTTTCTGATGTTAGTAATACACTGAGCAAATAGTTCTGCTTTTGGATCGTTTGCTATGTCTTCAAGCTTTCTGAATATCATCTTAGATTGCCTAAAAGATTTAGAAATGATACCTATGTTCACCCCTTGATTTAAAGTCGCGTCTAAGCCCGCGAAAATGGCCGTAGAGAAGGATTTGGATAGACCGCGACTCCATATACCCAAAAAGTAATCTGCGATCATCATGGTCTTAATAGACATATGCTGAAATGGGAATAAATCAACGCCCATCATCATTTTAGTAGTAAAAGAAATATTTTCTCTTAAGAATCTATATAGCAATAATTTAGCTTCTTTTTCGTCAAGATAACCTTCTTTTTCTAAAATCTCTCGATTAATTTTATTATCAAGTTTTCTAAATTTCTGATTGCCTACTTCCCAAGCCATAAATCATCTCTTTCTATAAAGTATTGAATATCAGTATCCCATAATTGTCTGCCGCATTTTAAAAGCTTCGGCACCAGAATCTCACTATTAGCTCTTGAACCACTAAATACAAATTGACAATGTTCTGGGAATTCATACATAATTTCCCTCATATTGTGCCATACATGATTTATGTTTGTTTTTATATTGCGCGAAAATAACATCTTCTTTTCAACTCCTTCCATAGTTGATTCAACTAAAACAAATAAATAACATCCCATTATAGAACATCTCTTTACTTCGTTTTTAAATCTATCTAAACCAGTAGACATCGTGGATATAAAATCTGCAGTTGATTTTCTGTCGATAAATGTATAGGAATAATTATTGCCAGTTAATCCATAATCGCCGCAATCCAACTTCTGGAATCTTTGGTTTTTAAATGATAAAGGGTTTTGTTCCCTTGTATCAATTAAAATTTCCAAATCAGAATAATCTTCATAAAAATCTTTAGTTATATTTTTGTAAAATTGAGGTTTTCTTTCTAATAAATTAGAGAATTCAGAATAACTTCCAAATAGATTTTTTACAAAATCTACGCCTGGAAAATTATATGACTTAAGCTGAATATGTCCAAAAACTCGGCTAAACTCTTTCTCATCAAGCTTTTCGCCGATTCTTTTTAATAGATACTCTTTTACCTTTTCCTTATCCTCTGACTCACACCACTTAATTAAGTTTGATGGCGAATTAAAATCAGTTGTCAAGTATCTCTTGACATCTTTAAATTTAATAAGTTTTCCAGTATATAAGTCATATCTAGGAAAATGTTTATGATAGTAATCTGCGATAGATATTTTATGCTTTTTCAAGTGAGCATGTAAACTTCTATCTTTATCAAATTCTTCTCCACATTCTTTACATTTAAATTGCATCTTCTTTTGATATACCCAGTACCCTAGCAGTCCACATATCCATAGACTCAAGCCTATTAGCCTCCTGCATAATAGCTTCTTTTTGCATTTCAGCTATTTTTACCATATTCTTTCTTTCTTCCTCTTCTTGAAATAATTGAACAATAGATAAAATTGAGGAATTTTGTTGTTGGCGCTTCTTCATTCTTTCGGAACGATCTCCTTGAAGCTTTTTGGTTAAATTCTCAATTCTATTTTCACATTGATGATATTCGCCACTTTTAGCCTTTATTAATTCCGCCAACCTTACAGTCATATCTTGTTGAGTTTCTGATTCATCAAATAAATCATTCAACTTTTGCAAGTGACAGCTTATCATTTCCATGTTTACAATTTCTTTGCAAACATTCATATAAAGATTCACTTCATCAGCCGATAAATCTGGCTTATCCCAAGTCAACCTAATAAATTCATGCTCAAACAAATCTCTGTCGCTTTGGCTGCTATAATTATTAATAATCTTTATTAATCTTGAATTTGACAAATTGATACCTAACTTTTCTATACATATTTGTATTTGGCGCGATATTTTATTTTCTTCAAGAGTTAATCCAGTAGCGTCGTTAATCTTTCTGATTATTTTGCTGGTCGCTTTAGGTGGACTATAGTTTCCATTGGGAGAATCTGTCTGAGCAGCGACAGACATTGGCGGCGCGACATTCATTTCTTGCATATAATCCAAGACAGTTCTTTGTTCCATCCCCAGTTTTCTTATATTTTTATCTGGGAAAATCATGCAAGCAATATTGTATGAGCTATGACCATTTGCGGCATTTTCTTCAATTATTGCAATTTGCTCTTCACTTAAAACAATTTTATCTTTTTTCTTATGCTGAGTAGTTTTATAATTTAAACCTTTTTCAATCAAGAAATCCCTAACTAACTTTCCCTCTTTGCTAGTACCTTTTAAGGTATCATCTTCAAAAACTTTTCTTGTAATTAAAATCAAATCAGGACTTTCTCTAAAAGTCTTGATAATCATTTCCTCCTGCTCTTTAGATAATTCCATTAGTATATAATATCTTCGTTTTCTAAAATCTCAATTATTTTAGATCTGAACATATCTTTCAAGTTTTTTATTTGCTTATATCCAGCCTTTCTATTTTTTTCATTTGTTCTATAGCCCATATAATCAGCAACCTCTTCTTCTGTCTTTGTTTCTATGAATAACATCTTAAAAGCAGTATAATATCTGCCATTTAATCGCTCTCTCATTTTATCCTTGATTCTTGGTATAATTTCCTCCATGTTAATGCCATCCCTTTCTCCAATCTCTATTTCATGTATATGATTCTCCAATGGAACTGGCAATTTCATATTATAGCCACTTTGTTTTTTCTCTGACCATTTTTTATATAAACTACAAGATGAATCTTGTTCGCCGCTAATAGTCAAAGTGCAGTCAGCTCCGCCAGCATTATGAGGGCAACCCAAGCATGGTCGCGCGAAATTCTTATAATTATTCCTTAAAAGATTTTTAATTTGGTTATTAATTATAGTGCTAACCCAAGGCTCGAAAGACTTATCTTTATTCCAGAGATGCATTTTCTTAAATATATGAATCCTAATGATTTGTTTAACATCATCATAATCCATCCAATTAATGGCTTTTAACATCCATTTTTTGCGTTGTCTTTCGAGTAGAAAATCAATCTTGTCGATATTTTCTACAAATGATTTAGAGTTTTCATCCGCCATTATATATTTTTACTTCTTGGTCGGAATTTATTTACAGAAAAGTTTATTCCATTTTCCTTTGAGCCTTCCATGGAAAGCACATTGTTTTCAAATTCTATTTCCACATCCAATTTACTAATATCTGGAACTTCAGAAGAATCTGTAAATCCTTCTTCAATTTCTCTAGATTTTCCCAAAACTCTTCTGGTAGAAGCGGGAGTATTTTGCGCTTTTCTTTCTTGCCCAAATTGATTGCCGCAATTAGAACAAAATTTTGGAGGAGAATATTTATATTCTATTTTATTTCCACATTCAGAACAATATTTTACATTACTCATAATTATATATAATTATCAGTTTAAAGCACAAAAAATTCAAGTAAATTACTTTTACACTAAAAATTATGCTGCTTCCAATTTTGACACAATAAATCTAACTATTGCGCTTCTTACTATATCCGAACTGTCGAAAGAAAATTGATGTATTCCCATACTTTTGCTATCCTCGCAAGAGAATGTTTCGCAAATATTTTTAAATCCACTATATCTTATATCGCTTTGCATTAAATCGCCGCAGATAATCATTTTTGAATTTTCGCCAATCCTAGTCAATATTGTGATAAATTCATCAATAGAAACATTTTGAGCTTCATCTAATATAATTATTCTATTATTCCAGCTCGCGCCCCTTAAATAATTTATCGGCATAGCTTGAACAATTCTAGAATCTAAAAGATAATTTATATCTTGAACACACAAAAATTCTTCCATTTTATCACTTAACGGCAAAGTATATGGAGAAAATTTTTCTTCTATAGAACCTGGAAGTAATCCTATTGTTCTTCTTGTATTTTCTACAATTGATCTTAGATAAATTAATGATTTATCTGGATTATCCAACAACTCCTGAAGTGCTGCATATAGGGCTATATATGTCTTTGATGTCCCTGCTGGACCATTAATTAGAATTATTTTCGATTCCTTATCAAGAATTATATTAAGTAATCTTTTTTGCTTTTCTGTTAGCTTGTGTTTTCTATTTAGTTTTATGGATTTTTCGAGTTGCTTTATCTCGAAATCCCCATCTTTCGGTAGAGACTTCTTTTTTGCCATCTACTATAGATTACACTAAATTCTGGATGATTCTAAAATTCTTAGACATAATTCCAACATTTGGAATCTCAAAACTTTCATCTATTATTTTGCCAGAAATAGTATCTTCGAATACAGTTCTATTTTGCGATTTTATTGTAATTTTTAATGCACTTGGATCTTCTAATAAATTTTCTGATCTACCCCAACCTTGAAATGAAACTT